GGAAATGGGTAAGGAACTTAAACTATCATTAAAAGTTGAATATCAAAAAGATACAGATAGTATCGAAATTACAACTAATGGACAATCAAGTGGTATAACTCTTCCATCTAAGATGTTTCTGCCATTTGTACAAACATTACTTCGTGTCGGTTTGGATATGCAAGACAAAAAGGTAGTTGATTTGGGATTGCGAGAGGGGTGATATCATGAGGAACACTAGAGATGTTTATGTTAAAAATGTAAATGTTTGTAGAGAGGATGGTTATAAAACCAGTTTGTTGGATATCTTAAATATTGAGCCATATTATATGGAAATCAAACAGACTCTCGACAATATCTATTGTTGTACTGTTGACAATCTTGACGAGATGTCGAAGTGTATCAAGTGGTTGCAGAATAATAAGTTTAAGAACTTTGTTGTCAAGAAGATTTATGTTAGCCGTATAAGAAGTGAAATCTATGTAATTGCTGATTTTGACGATGGCAAAATAGGTGAAGTTTTGGACGAATATTATGAAGCAACTTTTACTTTTACAACTAATTACAAACAAGACATTGTTTTCATGATTACTTCCGAAAAGAATTTAGTGGAAGCAAATATGCCTAAATTTGAAGAAGTGATTGAGGTGACTCCTAGTGTCTAACTCGCAGGATTATTCTAAAAAAATAAAACATAATGAGTTGTTTGTGCAATGTCTAAAGGACACAGATGTTAAAGAATATGACGATTTTTCGGATTGGATAATAGTCGGTATATTCTATTCGTCACTTCATTATATGAATTTGTTTTTGTCCAAGAGATATGATGATATAAATCTTGAAACTGTAAAGAGTCATAAAGATAGAAATATTATCATACAGAAAAAATGTCCGTATCAAATTCATATGGCATATCGCACCTTATATGAGTTAAGTAGAGAGGCGAGATATCAATGTTCAGATGTATCGTCTAAAGTCCGTTTTGTAGAACAGAAATATCAAGAATTAAAGAATTTGTGTTCTGAACAAATGCAACGGAGCGCTTCTAAGAGATAACGTGGACTACATAATGAATAACCATAAAATAAGACCCTAGAGAAAATCTAGGGTCTTTTGTTATACATGAACACACATTGTTTACTTTTGCCCATTTGTACACTTGTGTATACTCATACACTCATACACTCGTATTCACTATCTATTCTCTCAAATTAACATTTACGTTAGTCCAATCCTTGCCGTCACGTTCCATAGTGACAGTATAGTACAATCTGCCCTTAACACCAAAACTATTTTCAGCATCCACATAAGATGATACAGTGTAGCTATCATTATGATGTGTAATAAAGTTTTTATCATACATTGGATAATCTGCCGTGGCAGGGGCTTTTAACTGTTTATTTACATAGAATTTAGCTGCTGTGTAAGCTTCTTGGCTGTAGTCTTTGTTATCATCTAAACAAATTGTAATTATTTTGACAATAAAGATTATTATTCCAAGTGCTGTTAATATAAGAACAAAGACAATTTTAAGTGGGAGATGCCCTTGTTCTTGCTGTATTGTAATATTGTTTTCTTCCATTGTTTATCCTCCTTTTATTTCAAAACTATAAAATATGATTGTTAGGTCTTTAAATCAATCATTGATGATAATGGGGAAAGAAATATCAGCATATTAGGAAAGACTATTGCTGATTGGAAAAAGGGCAGTTCCGAAAAAATAACTCTAATTCCCGCTAATGAAGTGGCGAATATTCGTCAGTTTAATAACCTTTTAGCACAGGGTAAATCGGTAGCCGAAGCCGAGTCAATAGCTTTAAAGGGTTGTTCTGAAACAACTCTCAATGTTGCTAGAAGTGCTAATGGTGCAGCGGTATCAGAAGAAATACTGTCTGCTTCCTTAAAGGGTGTTGCAACTTCTTCTAAGCTTGCTGCCGCTGGCATGAAAGTATTATCAACAATTGGTAATATGGCTTTTGGACTAGGATTGTCTTTCTTGCTTGATGGTATTATAACACTTTTTGATAATATTGTCAATGGTGCAGATAATGCAAAAGAAAGTTTAGCTCAGTTCACAAGTAGTTTCTCTGACTCTATTGACAAATTAGATGAAGAAAACAAGTCAGTAAACGAATTAGTAAATCGTTATGTAACTTTGGTTGCGACAACGGATGACTTGTCAACTGTTAAGGACGATTTGAATACTATTCAGGACAACTTAATTGACAAGTACGGCAATGAAGCTAAGAGCCTTGATTTACTTAATGGCAAAATGTCTGAAAATATTAAGAAAATCAAAGAGTGGAAAAAAGAAAAGGCTGAGAGTGAACTTTATCAAGAGTCAGATATTACTGATCCTGATGATGAAGATAGAAAGCTGAGTATTAAAGAAGCCTATGATTTAGCACAAAAGAAACTAAAAGAGGGAAGCTCTTTTAACAAAGGTTTTGGCAATGCCAATTATGGTGGTAAAGGACAAGTCTATGTAACAGATGGCTTATTTAGTGGCTATAATTCTAATGCAGATATTAACAAGGTCGGCTCTCGTGGTTATGGTAATTGGAGTAGTTACGAAAAAGAAATAGAGTCAATTCTCAAAAAGTATAACAATGTCGGTATAAGCACTAATGGTTATGACGATTTACTTTTTGCAGGCACAATGCAAGAACGTATTGATACTATGCAAAAGGTTTATGATGAATTATCTGAGAAATGGGCAAACATTTCAAAAGACGATAATCGTAACAAGTGGTTGGCTGACTTGCAAAAAGAAATTGCCACTACAACAGAGGAGTATGATAAACTTTCCAATGCCGTTGATAAATACAACGAAATTCAGAAAACACTTGAAAACTATAACACAAGTGAGGCTTTTAGTAAGGCGTTTGATGAAGCACAGAAAGCCACTAAAAGTTATAGTCATGCTGTAGCAAATAAAAATATTGATGATGTTGATAGACTTTATGAATTGACTCAGAAATATAAAGATAAGTTAATCAACTTGGCTAATGGTGATGAGGATTTAATTGACTATGTTAATACTTTCTTTGAAACTTTGCCTACAAAATTAACAACAGAGACTTTTGATATTTCTGAGTGGACGGACGATATTGACGAAGTTCAGAATAAAGCAAAATCACTTAAAGATACTTTAACAAGCCTGCAAGACGGAAGTATTTCGGATAGTGATTTAGTTGAACTGTTTAAATCATATCCTGACTTGGCTAAATTCTCGGGCAACACGGAAAAGCTGACAGAAGAAGTTAAGAAACTGATAAGACAAAACCCTAAAGAATTAATAAACAGATTAAAAGAACTATCAAACAGTTTGCCGAATGGCAATGATAAGGCTAATGTAGAAGGTCTTATTTCAAGTCTTGAAAAACTTGGAGAGGTAGCTTCTTCTATTTCCGACGTTAAACTGTCTGTAGACGATATTGAGAAAATTTATGAGGAAACGTTTGATGATCTTATAGATAAAGCTGAGGACGAGAAAGATGTTCTTGAAGAACAAAAGAATATTCTTACAGAACAAAAAACTCAACTTGACAATATTATTTCTCAGTACGAAACTGTTGCAAACACAGTAGAGTCTTATATTGACGAGCAGAAATCAGCTATTGAGGACAGATATAATGCTGAAATTGATGCCATTAAAGCTGTTAATGAAGAAAAACAAGATACTATTGACTTACAGGAAAAGCTAAATAATCTTGAAAATGCTAAAAAGAAAAAGGTAAATGTTTATTCTGAAGCTAGTGGTTGGCATTTGGAAACCAATACCGAGGAAGTAAACAAGGCACAGCAGGAATATGAACAGGCTAGTGCTGATAAACGTGTATCTGACCTTGAAAAGCAGCGTGATAAGGAAACTTCATTGTGGGATAAGTACAAACAACAATGGCAAGACCTTATCAATAGCTCTACCAATGCAGAAAATGAACAGCTTGCCAAAGATATTTTAGGCGTTAATTGGACGGACAAAATAGCACAGCAAGACACGAATATTCTTAATGACTTTGCAAGCAAATACCAATCTTATCGTTCTCAACTTTCAGATCAGGTTGAAAAGGAAATTGAGAGCGTTGAAAAAGAGATAACGGCTAAAAGCAAAGAAATTGAGGCATACAAGAAAGAAAAAGAAGCTTTATCAAAGTATGTTACGGATATTACGAATAAGAACAAAGACTATATAAAACAGTTGACAAACGTTTCTGAAAAAGAAATGCAAACTATGGAAGGTAGGACTAAGTTCTTAGAGGATTGCAAAACACGTGCTAGGGAAGCTCTTGACTATTCTGATATTTCTGTTGAGGGTGCTAAATCGAATGGTTTATATCTTGTCCAATATGACGGTGAAACTGTTGGAACAGGGCTTGATGAAGCGCAAGCAGAACAGTTAAAATCTGAACTGTACGGCAAAATGGTTTCATCAGAACTCTTGGCTAATCCTATGCTTGGTAAGAATAAGGGTGCATTAACAGCTATTCTTAACGCTTTAAAGAGTAAGTTTAACATTATTAAGCCATATCGTTCAGGTGGTATTGATGATTATACAGGGCTTGCTCAACTTCATGGAAAGCCAAATGCAGTTGAAACTATCTTCAATTCAGAGCAAGGCAGAAAACTGTATAACCTTGTGGCTAATACGGATAACCTTGTCAATTATATTGGAAATAAGATTTATAACGGCATAACAGATTTGGTAAGAACAAAAATGTCCTCGCCAAACAATATTCAAAATAGAAATGACACAAATAATAAAACTATTGTATTCCAGATCGATACTGTCAATACAACAGACGGCACAACATTCTTAGAGCAGATGAACGCTTATCTGCAACAGGCTGATTTGGATAGAATAGTCGGTAAAAATTATTAAATAAACACAAAAGTAATAAAGAGCCATTAATTATTTAGTGGCTCTTATCTTTTGGAAAACAAGAGAGGTGACAAAAATGATTATGACTCCTACATTGGTATTTCCTGATGATGAGGTTGTAAAGATAGATAAACATAAGGACACAAATGGTGAATATGATCGTGCGCCGCATTTCAGCTATCAGTTTAATTGTACGGCAGGTTCGGCTATGCGTTGGGCATTGTGCGAGTACACAAACCTTAAAACAGGTGAGGTTAATCACTCTTATTTTCCAAAGGGTGGTGACATAAACATCTTTTACAATGGTGACAAAGTCGGTGTTAATGAGTTAGTTTTTAACGATATTGCTGAGAACGGTCATGACTACCAATATCAATACATTCTTTTCCAAACAGACCCTACAACCATAGCTGACGACACTCAATATGGAGATGGTGTTGGTTTGTATGATATGTATTTCTGCCGTGGAAAAGTTCAGAGAGCAGGTTCTTCAACATTATTTTACATAAACAAAGAAATAGGCAATTTGAAAGACGCTTATTATTATGAACGTGCTGACGGTTCAAATTACCTAGTTGGTGGTGCATACATGGAGATAGGTGAGGAACGTAGATTTATTGAAAAGTATGACTACAAAACAGGCATGGTTACATTGAAATCTGCTTTTACAAATGCACCAACAGTAGGCACTGAATTTAGGATATTTACTAATTACTTCATAGATAAACCGCATTATGTAAAATGCAGAAATGACCCTGATTGTATTGTTACGGTTGAAGTAAATGAAAACAATTCTACCAGACCAATACATTGTGAAACAACGTACACTCACCCTAATCATGTCGGCTTGAAATATTATAAATACTATTTGTATCAGACAATTAATTCAAATGTAGTCTATGACGGAACTATTCAGGACAGTACAAATGACACAACTCAGGTCAATCTTGGTAAAAGTATAGGTGAAAATATAGTAAATAAGTGTATTACTATAGAGGTAGAGCCTAGTGGAACAGAGGGTCATGTTACCAAGGGTATTAATGGTTTTATTTCTAACTACAATACTGCTACAGGAATGGCTACAATTTATTGCCCTGCAAACACTCAGTTTGTGAAAGGTGCAAAATTTACTGTTTATAGTGAAACACAGAAATTGATTGGTGAGAGTCCTGCAATTTATAATTTCAGACTCAACTATGACTTCTATGCTATGCAAGCAGGAAATTCATATTGTGTTGTTAGTGAGATTATGACGCTTGACGATAAAATGTATCATTTTAGCAAAAGAGTATCGTTCCAAGGCAACGAGTTAGGTGATTTAGTAAACAACTTTAATTGTCTAATAATTAATAATCGTATAGCAATGCTGTCATGGAATACAACTCTTAGTGGTACTGCAAAGATTTTTAGACGTAATGTAAATGAAGAAGATTATGTTTTTCTTGGTACTACTAATACAAAGAGCTTCTTTGACACAACAGTTGGCAATAAGCAGACTTATGAATATTATGTTTGTTACGGAGATTACAAACCATATAAATCGGTAAACAAGGACGGTTGGTTTATATACTCTTTAACCGATTTGGGTACAAAATATAACAAAAAGTATTATGCTATTTCTGAGTGTTGGGAGTTTATAACAGGTATGACCGATAATGATATTACATCAAATGTTGGTCTTGCAGTACACACAGGAACAGGTATTAAACCAAAAACAACTAGAACAGTAACAGACTATGAGAGTGGTTCTTTCTCCGCTGACCTTTTGACAATTAATTGCCCTGACGGTCAAATAGTCGATAATATTGACAGAGTAAAAGCATGGACTAAATTTATTAAAGGTAAGAATGATTTTATGTTAAAATCTCATAAGGGCGATGTTTGGATTATAAATATCTCAGATAACCCTACTAGAATTTATGATAGCACAAGTGTATTAGGGTTGACTAATATTAAGTATGATTGGATTGAAGTTGAAGATATAAACGATGTAATAATTATTAGATAGGAGGTAGGAAAGTGTTATGGATTATTATAATAAAATAGACAATGCTTATCTTGCCGAGTTACATAAACCAATGCGAAAAATGTATGTCAAAATGGAAATTTTATCACACTATGAAGGTGCTATTGGCGAAATAACAAGTGACTTATCTTCTACAGATGGTTCAATAACGATTAATAAAGAGCAAGGCTGCCGTAGGTCTTGCTCTTTATCTATTATTGATAGAAGCGGTAAATATATACCTCAAAAAGATAGCTCATTTTGGTACAATCGAAAATTCAAGATCTTCATCGGCTTGCAAGTTGATGAGAATATTTATTGGTTTCCGCAAGGTGTTTTTGTTACAAAGTCAGCAAACTCTAATGGTAGACGATTGAATGTTGAGGGTGTTGATAAATATGGTTTTCTTGACGGAACATTAAATGCTAGAATGTGCCTTGTTGAGTATCAGGCTAGTGTAACTAATTCTAAAAAAGGAACGAATATTGCAACTTTAATTAAGGACACGCTTATGCTTGATTTGGGTAATAATATACCTCTTGACCCTGTTGAGCCGATTATTGACCCTATATTTTATAATGTAACTCTGTATGACGATATTGTAATCGATGAGGGTGGTTATCTTGGTGAGATTTTTGACAAGATTGCCGAAATGTATGGTGCTAACATCTATTACGATGTCAATGGCAGATTGAGAATGGAAAGAGTTTTTAACTATAACTTACCTTCTTGGTATCGTCATTTATCACCACAATTTGAATTGAGTGAAACCGAAATTACAGAAACGGATATTAATTATACTTATAATTATGACGGTGTAAACATTATTACAGTTACAACAGACAATACAAGTGGTGAAATTTATTCGTACACAGCTAAAAATGAAAACCCACAATCACCTGTAAACATAAATGCTATTGGCTATAAGGGCTTAGATGGTGGCACTTATTATATACCCCTAGGAGATACAAGTGAAGAAAGCGGAGAGGAAAAGTGTAGGCAACAAGCCGAATATATGTTATTACAACATACTTGTATGAGTACAGGTATTAGTTATAATCTGCCGATCACTCCACATCTGAATGTTGATAATACCGTTAGGGTTAGTAATGATTATTATAATTTTGACAA